CGCCGGGTATATGAGCCACCGCGAAGATGAACGCATCCGCGCGATTGCCGACGCGCAGCGCGCCCGAGAGGAAGAAGAGGTGCGGGCGCTGATGGGGGGCGGAATGCCAGCCGCTGCGCCTGGGGGCCAAGCGCCTGCCATAGAAAGCGCACTTGCTACGCCGCCGGGTTCTCTGCCCCCGCCTATCCCGCTTGGCGCAGAAGCGCCGCCCATGGCGCAGGCGCTGATGAACCCGCCTGGACAGCCTGGGCAGCTTCAGCAAGGCGGTGCGGCGCCGGGAATGCCAATGCCCCCGCCCGTGCCCGCAGGTGGCCCAGCGCCAAGCGCAGCCCCCGCAATGGGCCAGCCGGGCGGCTTGCCCAGCATGGAAGCGATTATGGCAGGGCTGGCGTCGCAAAGCCCGCGCGTCCGCGCAACGGCGCAGATGCTTTTCCAGCAAGCGCGGGATCAAGAAGAACGCGCCTTGCGGGCGCAGGATCGTGAGGAAGAGCGGGCGTTTCGGATGCGGCTTGCCGGGGCCAGTCGCGCGCCATCGGCGCCGACTGAATTTGATAGGTTGCTTGGGGCCGCTGGCATTCAGCCGGGGTCGCCAGAGGCGCAAGCATTGGCGCGTGGGCGTTTGGAGCGCATGGGACAAGCACCACAAACAAACGTGACGGTTGCCCCGGCGGAAGGCGCCTTGATTAGGGCTGATACCGAAACCTTGAAGCAAATCAACGAAGGCGCGCAACAAGCGCGCCAAATGGTCAATATGTTCACTCGTGCAGAAGAGGCGGTTAGGCAAGTGCCCGAAGGCACTGGCGCGCAATTGCTTCCGATCATCGGCCAAACGGCGCGCGCTTTTGGGGTGGACATTCAGGGCACGTCTGAGGCCGAAGTTCTCAATTCATTGCGGAACCAATTAGCATCGTTGCAGCGTGTTCCTGGAAGTGGCGCGACCAGTGACCGGGATATGGCACTTTATCTGCAAGCCGTGCCGCGCCTTGGGAATACCCGAGAGGGTAACTTAAAACTGATTGACATGGGGCGCCGATTGATGGAGCGCCGCATTCAAGAAGCTGGCGTTTGGCGTCGGAATATCGGGCAATCAGACATTATGGAAAAGCTTGACGAGCTTGGTCCAATCTTTTCGACGGAAGAGCGTCAGCTTTTGCAACAGGACGCAATTCTGATAGGCGATCAATCGGGCGGCAACGTCACGAACCAGCGCGGCGGGTTTAGCGCAGCGCCGCCGGCTGCGCCACCTAGGCCGGGCACGGTTTTACAGGGTTTTCGCTTCCGGGGCGGTAATCCCGCAGATCGCAACAATTGGGAGCCTGCACAATGAGCGGAAGCGGGCCTTGGGATTTGTTTGCAAACGCCGAACCGCCGCAAGCGGAAGAGGCTGGCCCCTGGACGCAATTTCAGCAGCGCGAGCCGGTCACGACTGGTTCAGTCTTGCGTGGCATGGGCGAAACCGCGCTGCGCTTAACTGATCCGGTTGTGCGGTCGATCGCGCGCGGCGTCAGCTTAAATTTTGCCGATGAATTGGCGGCAGCGGGCGGCGCGACAGTGGGAAGCTTGTCCGGGCAGCCCGGCACATGGTCTGAACGCTATGGGCAGCGCCTTGCCGAAGAACGCGCCCGCGATGTTGCGTATGATGAGCAAAGCCCGGTTGCGTCTATGGCTGGGCAGATTGCGGGTGGCGTTGCGTTGCCTTTGGGCACCTTTGCTACGGCAGGGCGGACCCTGGGCACGGCTTCGCTACGAAGCGCCGGCGCCGGCGCAGCTTACGGGGGCGCGGCGGGCTTTGGCCAAGGTGAAGGCGGCATTGGACCGCGCGCCTTGAACGCGGCAGAGGGCGCCTTAGTGGGGGGCGTTATCGGCGCTGCTATTCCAGCCGGCTTTGCAGCAGGATCACGCTTAACAGGAACAATCGGGCGCGCGACGGGCCTTTCAAGTCCTGCCGCGCCTGCCGAACGGCTTTTCTTGCGCGATTTGGAGCGTGACGTGGTAGCGCCTGCCGAATTGGCGCAACGTGCCCGCGCGGCTGGCGAAGCGCCAATTGGTTTGGTGGACATTGCCGGTGAGAACGTGCGGCAGGCTGGCGCGGCAATGGCGCGTATGCCAGGCCAAGGGCAACGCATGGCAACCGAGATGATTGGAGCGCGCGGCGGACCCGCCCAGGCCGAGCGATTGCGTTCTACAGTGCGGGAAATCGTGAACGCCGATGATTACGGCGATGCGATTGGCCGCGTGGTGCAAAACCGCCGCGAAACGGCGCAAGACCTTTACGCGAAAGCCTATGCGCGTTCAATGCCGGATGATCCCCGCTTGACGCAATTTATGACTGATAAAGACGTGCAACGCGGCATTTTTGAAGGCATGGAAAGCCTGCGCCGGCAAGCCGTAACGCAAGAACGCCCATTCAATCCCGCGCAATACGGCATGACGATGCGGGATGATGGCACTATCGTTCTTGGTGACGGGCCAATCCCGACGCAATTGATTGACGCCGCCAAGCGTGGGCTTGATCTGCTGGAAGAGGCCGCCCGCAATGCCAATGGACAAGCCACAAGCAAAAGCCGTGAAATTGGCAATCTGCGCCGTGCTTTGCTGGCGCGTGCTGATGAATTGAACCCGGATTTTGCCGCCGCGCGCGCGGCCTATGCGGGCGACACGGCGCTGCTTTCTGCCGCCAATGATGGCCGGCGTTTGGTATCTATGAGGCCGGAAGACTTTGAAATGACCGCCAAGGAATTGCGCGGCATGGGCGAAAGTGAGCGCGAATTTTTCCGGCTTGGGGTGGCGCGCGGTTTGATGGACCGCATCAATTCCAGCGCAGACAATGCCGAGGCAACGCGCCTTCGGCAGATGTTTGGCACCGAGTTTATGCGCGAACGCCTAAAGGCAATCTTTGACGACCCGCAAGACTTTGACCGCTTTCGCCGCATGATGGATCAGGAAATCTCAATGGCGCAGACTAACCGCGCCGTGAACCCGCAAGGCGGCAGTCCGACAATGCCGCTTACCGCGCGCCGGGAAGACCTTGCCGCGCCGCCACGCGCGCCAACCATGGCCGGGATCATCGGCAGGGAGCCGAGCGAAGGCTTTGACATTGGGCAAATGGCCCGCGCAGCGCGTTTTGGTGGCACTGATTTTGCCGCGCAAACCGCCATCCAGCAAGCGCAGCGCCTTGGAGGCGCAAGCGCGCTTGAAACCAATGCCGCAAATTACGCGCGGATGCTATTCACCACGCAACCGGAAGAACGCATCAGGATGGCGGAGGCGCTTGTCGCACGCGAATTACGGGAAGGCGCTCAATCTCGGCTTTCGGCATCGCTTGCAAGAGCGCTAATGCGTGGCGGTGGCGTCGGCGGGGGGCAGGCCGAAATCTTTCCACCAATGACGACGCAAGGTCTATCAATCCCAAGATAACCCCGGCCACAAAACCCATGCTGGCGCCAAGCGCCAAGCCGTAAAGAGCAAGCTCAAAAAGCCTTTCAATCATCCCCCGCCCATAGCACAAAGCGGGCATTCTGTCATGGAGAACACGCATGGCGCGTAACGGTTCCGGCACCTATAACCGCGCGGTGGCGTCCTATGTTGCGGGCACCACTATCACGGCGGCGACGGTCAATTCAGAAATGGAGGACATCGCCACCGCCTTAACGGAAAGCATGGCCCGCAATGGCGAATCGCCCGCAACGGCAAACATCCCCATGGGCGGGTTTCGGCTGACTGGCCTGGGCAATGCCATCGCCAACACTGACGCGGCGGCGCTGGGGCAGGTTATGGCCAAGTCTGGCGACACCGCGACCGGCGCGCTTGGCGTTATTGCTGGCACGGCGGCGGCGCCGGGGGTGTTTGTGTCGAATGACACCAACACGGGCTTGTTCCAGCCTGCCGCTGATACGCTGGCGGTCACGGTCGGGGGCGCTGAGGTTGCGCGGTTTGGTGTTAATGGCTTGCAAAGCGCTTCGCCGTGGGTGGACCTAGCCAGCGCTGCCACGACTGACCTTGGCGCGCAAACCACGGACAATCTGCGGATTACCGGCACCACTCCCATAATTAGCTTTGGCACGGCGCCAAGCGGCACCACGCGCTTTTTGCGCTTTGCTGACGTGCTAACGATTACGCACAACGCAACAAGCCTTATTTGCCCAGGTGCTGCGAACATCATCACGGCGGCTGGCGATACTGGCACGGCAAAAAGCCTTGGGTCTGGAAATTGGGTGCTGACAGATTGGCAGCGCGCCTCGGCTTTGCCGGTTTTGCCGGGCTTGATCACGAGTTCCGGCCTTACGCTTGCCACTGCGCGCGTTCTTGGGCGGCTGGCGGCAGGCACTGGCGCGACTGAAGACATCCCAATCGCCAATCCCGTCGCTGCCTTTTCAATCGGCATCAATCGCGCCACAGAACAAGTTGTCAGCGGTAATCCGGTCAATGTGGATTTTCTGAGTATCCCGGCTGGGGTGCGCGAGGTGAGGGTTACCTTCCGCGCCGTAAGCACAAACGGTAACAGCCCACTTCTAATTCAATTGGGGTCAGGGTCTTTCACTACAACCGGCTATAGTTCGCAAGCAACGCAACAGGCAGGTGGCAATTCACACAGCGTATCCACGGCTGGCCTTATTTTGCAGGGCGGCGGCAACCCATCGGCCCTATACATGGGCCTTTGTGTTTTGGAGAACCCCTCAGGAAACATCTGGGTGGCTTCCGGCACACTGGCGTCGAACACAGGTGGCAACATCAATTATTTTGCTGGGGTATCGCCCGATCTCAGCAGCGCCTTGGACCGCCTTCGCATTACCACGGTTAACGGCACTGATACCTTTGACGCTGGTTCTGCTTTTAATGTTTCATGGAGGTTCTAATCATGGCCCCGATAAAAATGGTCGTTGACGTGATCACCGGCAAAGCGGTGGCTGTGAAATTGACGCAAATTGATGATGCTTGGAGGGAGGCAGCGACGCTATGAATCCGCTCGAATCATCCTTCGGCCCGCGCATGAATGACGCCGAACAAAAACTCGCCATTCTGTTTGAGCGCCACGATAACCACGAGCGGGTTTGTGCCGACCGTTACAAAGACATTAAGGATTCAATTTCGGCCATACGCGAAACGCAAAAGGAAGCCATTTTGGCATTCCGCGATGAAATGGCGCGGCAATGGGCCAATCAAGAGAAGATGATGCAAAAAATGATTGCGGTGATCATCACGGTTGCCGCAGTCGCAGAAGCCCTTCGCAAATTCCTGAATTGGTGAACACATGAGCGATTCCCTAGCCCGCGCGCTTGCCGCGCCACCTCCCGCCGCGCAGCCCTTTGGTCAGCAGGACATGCTTGCGCGTATCCTGATGGGCAATCCTGATCCGGGGTTGCCGCAGTATCCTGGCATGGAGCAAGCCGCGCCCATGCAAGAAAACGGCTTGCAGCGGTTCAGCACGATATTGCGAAACCCTGAAATGGCTACGCCGGAGGAGCAAGTCATGCTCCGAAACATGATGATGAGCGCAGCCGGGCAGGGCTTGGCCGGGTCCGCCGCTGGCAGGCTGATGGACGTTTTGAAAAGCGCCGGTTTGGCTGGCGTGATGACCAAAGACGCGCTTCCAAAGCAGGAGCCTTAATTGGTGAACACATGAGCGATTCCCTAGCCCGCGCGCTTGCCGCGCCACCACCTGCCGCGCAGCCCTTTGGTCAGCAGGACATGCTTGCGCGTATCCTGATGGGCAATCCTGATCCTAACTTGCCGAGTTACCCGGTAATGCAATCGGCAGAAAATCGGGGCTTTGCGCCTATGCCGCGCTCCTTTGCTGATGCAGGCCAGCGCATGGCAGCGGTATTGCGCGGCGATGTTGAGCCGACGCCGGAGGAAGGCCGCCAGATTGCAACGGTGCGCGGTTTCACGGAAGGGCCGGCAAGTATTCGCGCGTTTCACGGTTCGCCGCATAGGTTTGATCGGTTTGACATGTCGCGCATTGGCACGGGCGAAGGCGCGCAGGCTTATGGGCATGGGCTGTATTTTGCTGGCAATGAAGGCGTGGCGCGGAGTTATCGAGATGCGCTTTCTTCAACTGCGCGGAATTGGTCAGTTAATGACGTGCCGCTTGATAAATTGCATGGCTCACTTGATCCGGCCAGCCGCCTAAATTATGAAATTGGCATTGCTGCGCGAAATCAGGGCGGGTCAGCGCAAGATGCAATTGATTTTGTAATTAACCAAAAAAGAAGCGCGCTTACCAGTCGTCGGACGCTTCCAGAAGATTTGCCGGTTTTGAATGAAGAAATTGACGCTCTTTTGCGTATGAGAGGCGCTCCGCCGAAAATAATGCAAGAACCAGGCTCCATGTACGAAGTCCGCCTAAACACCACGCCTGATAGGCTGTTGGATTGGGATGCGCCTTTGAGTGCGCAGCCGGAAGTCGCGCGCAGGCTTGGCATGAGCACTCGCACGGCTGATGAAATTCATGATGAAGCTTGGCGCTTGATGAATGAAGGCGGGATGCAAGGCAAATGGATGGAAAACCCGGCTATTGTTCAGCGTGTCAACAGTTTGCAAAATGAGCTTGACAATCTTCCGCCAAGCGTAACTGGCGCAGACTTTTATCGTGGTACCGATCCCGACAACTTTGTTCATGGGATGCTTTCTCACGGCAACAGTCTTCCTGCGCGAAGTCAACAGCTTCGCGAAGCCGGCATCGACGGCATCCAATACCTCGACGCAGGCAGCCGCGCAGCCGGTGACGGCACGCGCAATTACGTCATGTTCGATGACAAGCTGATCGACATTATGCGCCGTTATGGCTTGGCCGGGCTGATGGCCCTTGGCGCTTCGCAGACTGAGTTCCAGCCGCAATCTGAACAGCAATAGGAGCCCCCATGATCCCCGCAATTGTAACTGCGCTGGTTCCGGCGCTTGGAACCTTGGTTGACCGGCTGATCCCTGACCGTGCGGCGGCTGAAAAAGCCAAGGCGGAAATGGAAGCCGCACTGGTCAAGGCCAGCAACGAGGCTGCGCTGGCGCAGGTCGAGGTCAACAAGATCGAGGCCGGTCATTCCAGCGTGTTTGTCGCCGGCTGGCGACCGTCGATCGGCTGGGTATGTGCGGCGGGCCTGGCCTGGGCTTTCGTGCTGGCGCCGGTGGCAAGCTGGGCGCTGGTGGTGCTTGGCATCAAGGCGGAATTGCCGGCCATCCAGTTTGATCACCTGTTTGAGTTGGTGCTGGCCATGCTGGGCATTGGCGGGTTGAGAACCTTTGAGAAAATGCGCGGGGTGGCGCGGTGATCTCCGCCCGCTGCGAATTGCGCCTGGCCGAGGTGCATCCTGACCTTATCCGGGTGGTGCGGCGCGCGGCGGGGCGAAAGCCGTTTTTGGACGGGCCGCACTTTGAATTGCCGGCGGCGGTCTATCCATAAAAAAACCCACGCGCCTAGAAACGCGAGGGGGCCGGTGTAATTCGACTAAGAATTGGCGCGAAGGCCGACCCGTACGCCGAAGCGCAGAGGGGCCGGTCATGTCAAGTATTTCATAATTGAAGCCGCCCAAAAATGCAATAACCATTTTCCTGATGCCGGGAAAATGGTGCGCCTTGATGGATTCGAACCACCGACCTGCGAACTAGAAAATCGCCGCACTTTCCATCTGTGCTAAAGGCGCAGTTTTGGCGCCCCCAGGTGCTCGTAACACCTGGGGACTTATTGCCAGGGCAGAACTGGCGAGGGCTTCGCAGCGAACGAGACGCCGGCCAAATTGAAAATGGCATTTGCGGCGCGTGGTGTCAAGCAATTCTTGACAGGTGAACCTTCAAGTATCGCTTGAAGGTTGCGCCATCGCCGCCCTCGCCCGTAGCGCGGCGGCAAGCACGGCTTCGGCAAGCCATAGTCGCGTTTCCTCTTGCAGTGGGATCGCATCCCAAAACGCGGCACCGCCTTGAGTGTATTGGTCCGGCAGCGCGCGAAGAAACGCGGCGATGATTTTCGCGGGCACCTCAGAACGAACCTTCATGGGGCAGTCATCTGGCGTGGCGCAAGGGCACTCGCCGTCTGCATGACAATAAACAGCGCGGGCCTTATCCAGCGCGGCGCGGATGGGGTCACTCATTGGTTTGATCCTTCGCAGCGGCGAGGACGGCTTGGGCAAGCGTCGCACTGCTGTCGCCGCTCCCGTTGTAATTGCAAGTTAATCGCGGGCACACACTCAGGTCCGGCAGCGCGCGAAGGAAATCGTGAATAACCTTCGCCGTTTCTTCTAGCGACAATGACGAGCGCCGAGTGCCGCTCGGCAGCGTGACGAGGAATAATGGTGCTTCAAGCCACGCTTTTTCCAGCGCGGCGCGGATGGGGTCAGTCATTGGTTTGATCCACAATGACAGGCACGCCGGCGCGATTGACCGCCAGTATGACGACTGCGCTAAGCGCAGCGTCACTAAGCACAATAGTGGTAGCGTTTCCGTTGCGCTGAAATTCCAACACGTTGTGTTGCCTTTCTTTGTCTCTGATAAGCGTTACCTTGTCGCCGTTTTCCCTAATCTGAAGGCTCCATGCAGGAAGCGCTCGTTTATTCATGGCTTCACCCTTTCGAATTCGATGACCCACACCCAGGGGTTTTCGTCCCAGGCGTCGGGACCGTAAAGGCCCATCCAAATTGACCGGAAGCCATCCCGCGCAGATCTATCAAGCCAGGGTGTCGCCGGCATTTTCTTCGGCTCAATCATCCATTCTGGCGGCGTCTCGCCAACGGCCTGCTGATGGAACAACTGGCCATCTCCCAAGTCTCGATAGCCCTGCCACCACGGCCCCGGAAATGGACGCGCTTCGCAGCCCTCCGTGCGCGCATTATCCTCAGAAATATCCTGCAACCGCTCCACGCGAATATCCGTGATGCGGAGCGTGATGCGCGAAGCCCATCGCGGCATGTAGCGTGGGGAGCGGTAACGGCTTGACCAGGGCGCGCTTGCATCCGCGATGTATTGCACATCCACCCCAGGCGGCAGGCGCGACGGTGGCCAGTCGTCATATTGTGACCATGCGCGCCACGCTTCCCGCACCCAAAGCATGTCGCCGGGGGCGCCGTAAGGGGAACGACAGCCGTACTCGCCATCATCCCAATGCGCGCCGAAGATTTCTGGCCCTGGCTGCATATCCCCGTGCCGGTCGATCACGGTCGGGTGATAATGCTCGACGGTCACTATAGAGTCCGGGTATGGCTGAACTTTCATCACCCGCCGCGTTTGCGTCTTCCGGCCATCGAGGATGGCGCGGACCATTTCGCCTTTGAATAAGATCGGGCGCTCAGTCATTGCCTTCACCTTTCAGCGCGCGGATGTGCGCCACCCCTTCCTCGATGGCGCGGTAATAGCCTGTGTCGTGTTCAAGTTTTGCGGCTTTTGCAGATTCCGGCCATCTGTCATATCGGCCCAGCTTTTTAGTCAAGGTTCCTGATTCCGGGTCGTAGTTGTGATTCTTGTGCAATTCTTCCAAGCGCCGCGCCGCTTCTGCCAGCGCGCTATCCCGCGACGCTTCCATCAGCGCATCGGTATCGTGATTCAACTCGGCAAGCCATTCCTTGTGAGCGGCGGCAACGCGCGCTTCCACTTCGGCAGGCGTGAGGCATGGGCCGAGGTAGCGCATATGTAGTAGCGTCGCGACTTGCGCTGCCGTCCAGCCGCCTTCGCCTGAGATAGACCACATACCAGCTTTCCATTGCTGACATGACGGCCCTCCCTTGCCGTTCTGGACCCAATGCCACCCATCCCGTTCCGAGTTCAGCGGCACCCCAGGCTCGCCGGGCCAGCCGTTATTGTCGCTCATTGTGTTTCTCCTAGGGCCAATGCCAGAGTTTGCTTTGCGCCGATAACGTCCTTGTCTTCAAGGCAATCTCGCGCCATCTCCATAGCCTCCCGCAGCCGCGCGTTCTCGGCTTCTAGTATCTCAATACGCTTTTTCAGCGCATCCACTACGATAATGGTGCCGGTCATTCCTTTTCTCCTAAAACAGACGAGCGAACAGCAGCGCGAATTTCAGCCGCTTGATCGGCGCGCATTTTTTCCATGTGCGCTTGCCGCGCCTTGTTCCTCGCGTCAAAAAATTCGCGGGCTTCCTTCCGCCACACATCCAAAACGGTAACGGCATCTGCCGCCATGTCGTCCGGGTCGTTTTCGAGAAGGATTCGCACAAGTCGCCGCAACTTACGGCTCTCGGGCCGCAGCCGGGCGTTCTCGGCCTTCCTGTCGTGCCTGCGCTGATACAATTTCGCCAAAGCGCGGCGCTGGCGGGCGATGCGGCGCTGCATGTGCGAAAACTCTGCCTCAGCCTTAAAGCGCGCATTACGTTCGGCATTACGTTCGGCGGCGAGGCGTAACAAGTACACCTCTTCGATTTGATTGCGATGAAGTTCCGCTTCTTCTGTGGTTATGGTCATTTCTTCCGTGCCTCCATCATTGCGTCGGCTTGTCGCCACGCTTCCTTAGCTATTTCATCGCGGCCACAATCAGCTAGATCACCGCCTGCTGCGGTCAACCCGATCAGCGCATACCCGGCAAATTCATCGCGCAGGGTTTTGGTTTCCGGCGCATACGTTCCGATAGTGAAATTCTGAAATTTATTCGCGCCATCGGCAGGCGGCGTGTCGCTGACATAGACTTCGCTGATTAGGTCGAATGGTGACCGTGTTGGCCCGTAACGAAAAGTGCCATCTTCATTATAGTGCATAAATCTGCTGTTAGTGAGGCTCTTTTCGATTGGCCCAGTAACTTGGCCGCCCCGCGTCCGGTAATACTTGCCTGCTTCGATTTTCATATCACCGCTCCCAAAATTGCCAGCGCCAGAATAGCGCCGCAGATTGCCAAGATTGCCAGCGCCTGGCCGCGCGTGATCGGCGTATGTTGCCGGTCAGGGCCAGGGCCGGGATAAAAGCCGCCGGTCATGGTGCGCTCCTAAAAAGGCAGGTCATCGTCGAGATCGCGCTTCATGTCGCGCGTCTCACGTTCAATATCGCCGCGCGTCGGGGTAAACGGCGCATCATCGCCCCCGTCGCCCCTGCCGCCGATCAGCGTAATCGAACCGCGATGGCGCAGCACAACTTCAGTCGTGTAGCGGTCATTGCCGGATTGATCCTGCCATTTCCGGGTTTCAAGCCGGCCTTCAAGATAAACTTGCGCGCCCTTGCGGAGATACTTTTCGGCAATACCGGCAAGATGTTCATTAAAGATCGCCACGTTGTGCCACTCAGTGCGCTCTTTCTGATTGCCGTCGCTGTCCTTCCACCGCTCGGACGTGGCGACGGAGAAATTCACCACCTTGCCGCCGTTCTGGAAATTGCGCACCTCCGGGTCTTTGCCGAGACGCCCTAAGAGAGTGATTTTGTTGACGCTGCTCATTCTGCGGGTTCCTGTTCAAGAGTTTCTTCCAGCCGCGCCGTGATGGCCGTGCGGATACCCGCAACGGCGTCCGGGTGGCGCGCTTCAACGGTGGCGAAGGTTCCCACATTTGCATCAGCCCAGGAGCGCAAGGCGGCGGGATCATGCGCCAGCAATCCAATCGCGCGCATCGCAGCCTTGTGCCAGATTTCCACACTGGCAAAGGCATGTTCTTTAGCGTGAGGATCAATCAGCGGAAGAGCCTCGTTTGCCGGGCTTGCGGCGGGCGCTGGGGCGGGTGCGGGCGCATCCGCACCGCTTTCCAGCCATTGCAGCAATTGCCGCCCCGTGCCTTCCGTAATGGTGTCGCGCCAGCCATCAAATAGCGTGGTGCGATCCTTGGAAGCTGCGGCCTTGTGGTCAATGTCAATATCCATCACCACGGTAAATTCGTATTCTACACCGTCGCGCTGCACTGGCGCCAGCCCGACCTTGCGCGGCACTTGCTTGCCCCGGTCATTGGTCTCCAACACGTATTCCGTCTTAACGCGCATTGTCACAATGATGTGGCAGCGACTGGATAGCAGCGCTTCCACAAGGGCGTTATGATCCGGCGTCACTTCGCGCCAGGCGGCGTAGGAATTGGTGCCAGGGCGATTGGCAATCTGGCCTTGCTTATCCAGCAAGCCGCCAGCGCCAGCCCATGCGTGGGAAAGGCTGTCAACAATAATCGTATCGTATCCGCCATTCTCAAAAGCCGTGATGGCTTCCCGGTATTTGCCGACCGTGTAAGGCTTCTCCAGCGTGATCACGTCATAATTGCCAAGGCTGGCGTAAAGATCAGCGGAACCGTTCTCAGTATCAATAATGCCAGTCTTGCCGCCAATGCCAAACGCCAGCTTGAGCGCAGACATGGTTTTGCCGGACCCTGACGGGCCGATCAGCGCTAGGCGTAGTTTTGCCTTGCGCCTTTGTGCTTTGCGGATTTGCAGTGCCATTTCATTTTTCCTTTGAGGTTATCACTAAAGAGGGCGGCGCAGTCACCAACACGGCGCCGGGGATGTCTTCGCCACGCACCAAGCGCGCCTTAATCAGCGCCTTATCCGGCTCGCGCTTCATGCGCCAGCAATCATCAGGCAGCGCCTTTTCATCGGTAATCTCTGCCGACTTGGCGCCATTCGCGCGCAACGTGGCGACGTGATGCTTGCTTTCGGCAATGGCCGCGCCAGGGTCGCCACAGGCTACTAGGCCAGCGCGCAATGCCTCACGGGCTTGTGCCGCGCTGCGTGTCAATTGCGCTTGAACGCGTGTCCAATACTCGACCGCGCGCTTGGCTTCTGCTTCGGCGCCTTCCAACGAAACAATGGCGTCCACCGCGCCTGAAAGGCTGGCGTCAAAGCTATTGGCCTGCGCTGTCTTGGCCATAGCCACTTTGGCATCTATCAGCGCCAAGCGCATCGGATGCGCGTCATAGTCTTCCATGGTGGCGGGCACTAGCACGCCCCGCACGGCTTCGCGTAGCAGGGCCGCGATTTCCTCGGCGGTCATTGGACAACCCCAACAACCAATTTCACGACCACATAGGCGGACGCCAAAGCCAACCCAACACAAGCGCCAATTGTGACGCATGACAAAAACAAGGCGCCAATGCCTTTCGCTAATTCAAAATGATCCTTCATTGTCCATCTCCAAAAAGTGAAAGTTGCCCCGGCTCCGGGATCAGCACTTGCGCGCCCGCCGCTTGCAGCAGCGCGGCCAATGCGGACGCTTCCGCCCGGCATTGCGCGGCGTCATCGCCGGCCTGTTGAGCGCGGTCAGGATCAATCCCCAGGCATCTATCGGCAGTTGCCTCAAGATCGCGGGCGCGCAGCAAGCGCCGCGCGTGAAGCCCTGCAACGGTGGCAATTTGCTCGGCGTTCATCACACCGCCTCCAGCACTGCAACCCAAACCGCGACAACCCATGCCGCGCCATGGAACACCGCCTCAAAAGCGCCAGAGACAACCGTGCCGCCAAAGACAAGGCAGGCAAGGAAGATCAGGATCAGCGGGCAGAGGACGATGATCCAGACGGGGAGTTCGGTCATTGCGCACCGCCCGTTGCCTTAACGCGCGCCGCCATTTGTTCGGCAGCGGCGCAGATAACGCGATTGCCGGTTTCACCAAAAGAGTTAATTTGCCGCGCGCCGTTGTCGGCTTGGTAGAAGCCTCGCGCATTGACTGGGCTTTTATCAAAAAGACACCAAACACCGATGGAATTATCCGAAAAAAACCGCACTGCATAACGCTTGGCGCCAAGCGTTACACGCTCTTCAACAAAGGGCAGTTGAGTGGCTTCGGTCATGACAGCACCAGCCTTTGCAGCCAAAGCATAAGCAGCACGCCAGCCCAAACGATAAATCCAAAGCATGTAGCGAGAAAAACAACCGCAACCAGCGTTGTCATGATTTGGTCAAATTTGGTCATTGGCGGCGCCCCTCTTCCTTCTCCAGCGCCGTAACGTATCCGCCAAGCAGCCGCACATGATCACGCACGTCATTATGGAAGTGTTTGCTCTGGGTTGTCAGGCGGCACCGCATAAGGCGCAGCGCCAGATCGAGAAGGTCGCCCGCGATTGTAAGGCCGGTAGGGTTAGCACCGCGCTCAAGGCAGGCAGGGAAATCGGTTACTAAAGCAGCAATATGAGGCGCCAACTCGGCTGCCTCCTGCTGCTCTTTTTCTCTAACAAATAAATCTTCCCACTTGGAAGCTGCCAAGCAAACATCATCAACCGCGCCGCGCAATTCTTCATGGGCGCTATCAATCGCGGCCTCGTCTTCGTCGCGGTCGTAGTGATCATACTCCGGCGAACGCGGGTCGCTAGTGTTGAGGTTTTCGGGGTAACAGTGCCAAGCCATGGCGGCCTCCGGTTCGGGTTGCGATGGGCTAACCCTATGCCTTGCCGTGGTGCATGTCAATCATAAAATAAATGCGCGGTGCTTTTTTTTATGATTGACACGCGCCCGCGCCTTGGTTTAGGGTTCCGGCCCATGACAGTCTCAGACCTAATTCACCAGGCAGGCGGCACGCGAAAACTGGCGGAAACGCTGGGCTGCCGCCCTAATGCCGTTTGCAATTGGCGGTATCAAGGCGTCCCATACAAGCACCACGCCCGGCTGCGCGCCATGTTGCGCCGCCGTGTGGGGCGCCAGGCGCTTGCCGATGCCTTGGAATGGAGGCCCGCGAAATGATTAGACGCATTGCACATGCGTTTGCCCGCGCGTGCTGGGCGATTGGCGATGGCATCAGCCGCCTTGGCGACCGGATCAATTTGATTGGCGTCAAGCGCGTCCCGCCTTCAGATTTTAATAAAATTGTTTATGAAACCCTCGAAGCGCAATCAGAAAAAATTGTGTCTAACGTTCGAAGCAATAATGTGCTGATTGACATGAAAACGAGTGGCAGCATTGACCGCAGACCGTCTTGGTGGAGGAAGCCATGACCTCCCACGATTGGACCCCCGAAAGCATTGCGCTTCTTGAGCGTTTTTGGGCGGAAGGCCCTTCATGCACAGAAATCGCGCGCCGCATGGGCCTAAACAAAGGCGCGGTGGCAGGGAAGGTTTTCAGGCTTGGCCTGACGCAACGTGGCGCTGTCTGCGGCAGTGAGCCAAAGCCGGTGAGCGAAAGCCAGCGCAGCATCATCCGCAACCATTGGCATCGTGGTCGCCTTAAAGACATGGAGACCTATACCGGCTTGGACCATCGCCGCATTAAGAAAATCGCGGCGGAAATGGGCCTGCCCACGAGAAGCCGTGCCGTGGTGGCGCGGCCTGCCGCCCGCAGTAGTCGAGAACTTCCCGTTTCCGGTGCGCGGGCGGCTTCCCCATCGCGGCCACGTGCCGCTATCATCTCCGGCGTTTCCTCCGCCGTTGAGCGCCTGGGCGCCTCCCCCCAGGTTGAAAACTTGCCCGAGGCGGTTGCGGAAACGCCGCCGCCTCGGGTCTTTTCAGGGACGAAGTGCTGTCATCCGATTGGCGACCGCACCTGCGATGAACCAGTCCAAGCCAATGCGCGCGGGCTGAAATCGCCTTATTGCCGGGAGCATTTTGCCATTATTTACGCGGCGCCGCCTGCCAAGAGCGCAACGAATCCGCCGCCTGCGGGATGGCTGAAAAATCGCTTGGCGATGCGGGCGCACGGGTGATGACGACATCAACAATCCTGACCGGCGATTGCCTCGAAGTCCTTCGCGGTCTGCCCGATGGCATGGCGCAGACATGCGTGACAAGTCCGCCATACTACGGACTGCGCGACTATGGCCACGCCGGGCAGATTGGGCTTGAGGCGACGCCGGATGCTTATGTCGCGCGGTTGGTTGACGTGTTCCGGGAAGTGCGGCGGGTGCTGCGCGATGACGGGACGCTTTGGCTGAACCTTGGGGATAGCTATGCGCGAGCGGGCGGAACAGACCGTCAGATTTCCAGCACCGGGAAGGTGGGAAATACCTTAAAAACGCTTGAGATGTTGCCGTGCCGAAAGCAGGCGCCACCTGATGGATTAAAAGAAAAAGACCTTCTTGGCATCCCCTGGATGGTCGCCTTCGCGCTTCGCGCCGATGGCTGGTGGCTGCGCCAGGATATCATCTGGCACAAGCCGAACCCCATGCCTGAGAGCGTCACTGACCGCTGCACGAAGGCGCATGAATATGTGTTCCTGCTGACCAAAAGCGCGCGATATTTCTATGATGCGGCGGCGATTGCGGAGCAAGCGGAGCGCGGTGATGCAGGCTCGCGCTTTGATCAAGGAAAGACAGCGCAGCGTTCAATTACGCCGCCTGTCGCTGGCGCGCGCATAGATGATGGCAAGCGTAACGCCCGATCCGTTTGGCCCATCGCCACGCAGCCCTATAGCGGCGCGCATTTCGCCACCATGCCGCCCGCATTGGCAGAGCGTTGCATCAAGGCGGGCAGCAAGCCCGGCGATATGGTGCTGGACCCGTTTGGTGGCGCTGGCACTACGGGGCTTGTCGCAGATCGGCTCGGGCGTAGCGCCACGCTGATAGAATTGAACCCGGAATATGCGCGGCTGGCGCGGGAACGCATTACGGCGGATGCGCCGTTGTTGGTAGCGTCATGAAACCCGCCTTCATCCTGCTTTTCCTAATTTGCCCGCCCGAAGGCGCGCAATGCGAAGAGGGCCTTGTAGTGCATCGCACATGCGCGCTGGCAGAGAACTTCGTCCGGTGGGGAATGCGCGAAGGCCAATCGCTGCATATCACGGAATGCGTGGCGCAGGCAGAGTTTAATAAGAGGAGGAGAGAGAGATGACAGACTTATGGACGCGCTTCAAGCACTGGATTTATGGCAGTGATCGCGCTGCTGCGAGGCGGGAATATTTTGAATCACGCATGGAATGGCATCGGGAAGATGTGGAGCGCAGACGCATGGCAGCCCGCACCGAACTGCGTGACCGCTTTGCCGGATATGCGCTGATTGGATTGCTGGCTGCCGGCGATCATCACGCATACAACCGCGATGAAATGGCGGCTGAGGCATGGAAGCAGGCCGATGCCATGATGGAGGCGCGCAGGCAGAGTTTAACCGGAGAAGGAGAGAACAATGACACCTGAAAATTTATCATGGCTTATGACCGGCGCTCAATTGATGATGCTGATATATATGATGGCAAAGTGTCTTCAGATTTCCAAACTCGGAAAAGAGTTCAAAAGAGAACTGGACAAATTGAAGAGGTATATCGCAAATGAATAATGACGAATACCGCGCGCTTGTGGAAGCCGGGCCGGCATGGGTTATGGTGGCGAAAGAGGACATGCTGAAGATGCTGGATAGGCTGATTGCAGCCGAGAAAGGCAATGGTTGCAAGCTGACTGATGAACAAGTGCGGGAAATTCGCAGCACGCGATCAACAGACGTTGCGCTCGCAAAGCATTACAAAGTTACTCCACCGACAATTCGTAAAATACGTTTGGGCCTTAGCTATCAGCATGTGAGAGATGAACCATGAGCGAAAAGCCCGAGTTTACATTTTCAGCCCGCGATAAGCGCGGCGACAAGCTATGTGAGGATTACGATCTTTTGATGAAAATTGCGGTGGCCCGCTATGGCGAGGAACCGCAATGGACGGGACCAGTAGCTAAATCAGTTATGAAACATCGCACGGCGCAAGTGCAATTGATGCTTGATGCAATTGAGCAAGTTTTACCAGACATGGCGACAGCGGTTCAATATGCGGTGCGGCTGGAGCAGCAATTAGCGGAAAGCAATTTCGCATTGGCGCTGATTCAGCAAAGCGTCAAAGACATTATTGATGGAAAAGAGCGCAGCAAATGACCCGCGCTGCGCCAGAGCGTAAGCGCAACCCAAAGGCGCCGCGCCAGCCAAAGGTATCCGAGCAACAGGTGGTTGACGCCATCAGGAGCCGCCTTGTCCTGTCTGGCGTCATTTGCCAAGTGAACTCAAACGAGGCGCGATCTGCCGCATTTAAGCGCGCGGTGAAAATTCGCGGCACGATAGCCGGGTTCCCTGACCTGACAGTGATTTCAAGTGATGGGCGCACCGCGTATTTTGAGGTCAAAACACCGACCGCAAAGCCGCGCAACGCCAAGGACGCGGCACATTGGCAGCGGCAAGCAGAGACGCAAGCCATGCTGCGCCGTATGGGGCATGACGTGGCGGTGGTGCGGTCGCAAGATGAAGCGGTGCAAGTGCTGCAAGCGTGGGGATGGCCGGTGCGATGAACGGTGAACCCGTCCCTTCCACCCTAGAAGAGCGCTTCGCCCGCAACCTTGCCGAGCGCGTGCCGGACCCGGTAGAGGACGCGGAACGCGAGGCGCATTTTGAGACATGGAAGCAGGGAAAGGAATGAAGCGCCGGTCAATCTATGATCCGCTTCCCGCGCCGACCTTGGCAGAAATCGCCAATGAACACGCGCGCATGTCGCGCGATAGCTTAGCCATGGCCTTAAGCGCGATGGGATACAAGCGCGCGATATTCCAGGCGCCGCGCATCGGAACGCCGCTTTGGTATGAATATGCCACCTTGCGCGAGAGCCTAGACACGCGCGCAGATCGCGCCGATTGGCCTTGCCTTTTGCTACAACGCCACCGCAAAGCGCCTGCCGTTTGGTTCTGCACCGTGTCGTGCGACTGGAAAACGGACGGCGCGAAGGGGCGTGGTATCATCAGCCTAGCAAGTTTTACATGGGAGACGAGCGAGCATGAAGCCGCCCGCCGCATTCTTGAAGCAGTCGAACCGGACGCTAGACGTGTCAGATTATGACCCCGATGACTGGAACCGCGCTCTAACGGGATCGGCACGCCAGCAACGTGCCGCCGCTAAGTCTGCCAAGTCAGAGGCAGGCATCATGTCTTTTTCGGAAGAACAAGCCGCCCTTGCTTTTGCGGCAAAGCAGGAAGGCAAGATGGTATGGGACCATACCGCAGGCCAATGGTTTCTTTTCAGCAAGGGCAAGTGGACGGTTGACGGCATAGGCGAGGCTAATGACCGCGCCCGACAATTTTTGCGCGACCTGCAGGCGACCCCCGGCATTTCTGAGGGCGAGCGCAAGGCCATGGGCAAGCTGGCCTTTACGCGCAACGTCCTAGAGTTTGCCAAGTCAGACACGCGCATTGCGGTGCATCATGGCGTATGGGATGCGGACCCCTGGTTGCTAGGCGTGCCCGGTGGCGTGGTGGATCTGAAAACCGGCAAGAAACGCGATGCCAAGCCCGGCGAATACATCAGCCGAAACACGCTCATAGCGCCTGCCGCGCCTTCATCCGATCCGGTCCTATGGCGCAGTTTTCTAATCGAAGCGACCGCCAATGATCCCGAGACAATCGCCTTCCTCCAGCGCCTTTGCGGGTATTTCCTTACGGGCGACGTGACAGAGGAAATGCTCGCCTTCCTGTATGGCAGCGGCGGCAACGGCAAGGGCGTGTTTGTGACCACAGTCACCACGATCCTAGGCGGTTATGCCGTAGCGGCGCCCATGGGGGCCTTCACCGCAGATAGCCGCATGAACGTGGAATACTACCGCGCCCGCATGGCAGGAAGCCGCCTAGTCACCGCGTCAGAGACAGAGGCAGGCCACGCCTGGGCAGAAAGTCAGATTAAGGAATTGACCGGCAACGAGGCGCCAGTTTCCGCGCGTCAGCCGTTCGGGCGCCCCTTCGAGTATTGGCCGCAATACAAGCTGATGTTTGTCGGCAACCACGCGCCCCGCTTGAAGGGCCGCAGCAAGGCCATGGAACGCCGGTTGCGGATTGTCCCCTTCGACAATGAGCCGGCGCAGCCTGACCACACCCTAAAGACCCGGCTAGAGGCAGAATACCCGGCAATCTTGCAATGGATGATCGAGGGGTGCCTTGCATGGCAACAGCAGCGCCTGGGCACCGCGCCCGCCATTGCGGCAAAAACAGCCGAGTATTTTGACCTTCAAGACGCCTTTGGCAGGTGGATTAGCGAGCGATGCACCCTTGACGCGGCTTTCAGCGCGCGGCCTGGCGCCCTTTACTCAGACTTCCGAAATTGGACCAAAGCGAACGGGGAACACGCCCCAAGCAACCAAGAATTTGCCGAAAATATCAATCGCCGCAAGGGCTTATTCCGTCGCCGCGTTCGGGGGCAGGATTGGGTTGGTGGCATCAAACTGAAGGAGATGGAAGATGATTTCTAAATCCCAGCTGGACCTGTTTGACCCCAAAGGGGGGCGGAGGGGGCGATGCGATGGGGAGTTTTCCCAACCTTTTTCAAATACAGGCGCGCGCGCATATGCGCAGGTGGGGAGGTTTGAAAAAGTCCCTCCTTGCACCGCCCCCTCCGCCCCCTCCGCCCCCTGCGAGGTAGCGCCAGACCCCGCCAGCGCATACCCCACCAAGGCGAGCATCAAGGCGGCCTTTGACCAATGGACCGCCGATGGCCAGCCCTGGCCACCACCCGCCGGCCTGACAAGCGCCATCGCCGACAGGTGCATCCCACGCGGCAACAGGGGGGCAAGCCAATGGCGGAAATGAGCGAAGCGCAGCTTGGCGCGTATCACGCTGCCATGGACCTAGAACACATAGCCAAAAGCAAAGCCGTTGCCGCGCGCAACGCCATACAAAGGGCCGATAGTCAAGAGAGCCGGGAATACCTGGCAGCAATGGCGGAATGGTGGGAGCAACGCGCCAAGGTGGCGGAAGAGATTGTGCGGCAACAGGAGCGCAACGCATGACTGAACACGATGACGACCTTGACGGCGTTCTATTCCGCTTTTGGATCAGGGCAGCGTCCTATCCCGGAGGCTGGCCATCGGCAGTAGCGGCGGCACTCAGCCCCTGCAAGACGCCAGCCGAATATCGTGCGGCGCTGATGAAGCTGGCCCAGGAAAAGGGCGTCAATCTGCCCATGCCAGAGCGCATTCCATGACAGGAGCTCTCGCCATGCCAGCACCGAAACCCGCGCGCGCGCGCGGGCGACCTGAAAAGCCCATAACCCTGGATTTCGGCCCTGCCCAGCGGCTTGTGAACGGCACGGCTTGGCTTGAGTACCGTGCTGACCCTGAAAACCCGTCACGGCCTTCCGTAAGGGCTGGGAAGGCCAAGGTGATCTATCACGTGCTTTGGACCGCCGGATACCTAAGCCACGAACAGCACGAGGCGGCAGATCGCTACCTGACGCGGCTGGAGGTGGCGAGCGGCGCTAAGGTGGACACGCGCGGGCATGGGGCGGCGTCCTATGGGCCTACGGCTGCCCAGGTGGCGGCATTGGCGGACTTGCGTGGCGCAGACCGGGTTATAGGGTTGGATGCGCTGGTCAAGGCCGTGCGGACCGTGATCGGCTGGAATATCTGGCCGCATGACTTGGACGTGCGGGATTTTAAGGCGGCGATGCAGCGCGTGGCGGATGAATGGGGCATGTGAAAAAAATGCAAGACGCGCATTTTTCCTGTTGACATTCCGGGCCAATGGTCCTATGTTCCCGTTATCAGCAAGGGCAATCAAGCCCGGCTGCGAGAGATTAGACCGATGAGCAACATGCCAAAACTTTCCGCCCGCGCTTTAATCGCCCTTAATGTTCTTTCTGACGGAGGTCATTTCCGCTACGGTCTTGAAAGGAATTCCTACACGGGCCGCGAGCAGTTTCAATGGCGCCTTCAAAAGAACGGCAAAAATGTGAAGGGTGTTGGCGGCGCCACTTACTACGAGCTTGAAGCCGCTGGGTTTCAATTCAAGAAAGAATGGCCGGGCATGACCTCGACCGCGACTTATCACACCCTCAAGCACGCGGCTTGAGGGAAAGATGGCCGATTTAATTTTGCGTCCTTCAACGCATATTCCAGGCAAGCCATGGGCGTTGCAACTCAGAAACCACGGGCCGGCTGAAACCGAATATCTTACCATTGCGCGCGTATCGGACGAATTGGCGCGCGAGATTATTAGGGCCGGGGCCGCCTTTTGGCTTTTTGGTGATCCTGATGACCACGAAAAACAACAGCAAAGCGCCACCCCATGAGCTTCAAAAAAACCGGATACGTTATCCGGCTTAAATGTGGCGGCTACCTTCAGGGCTATGAAGGCGGCTGCTCAATTATAGGCAAAAAGCGATACGCCACAGTCTTTCTTAATCATGAAGAGGCTGTAAAGGCGGCGCTATCAGCTTTTGAAAAAATGACCGTTGAAAAAGTAGGAGATGTTCCTGATGATCGCTTGGCCTGACCCCACGCACCCTGGGAAGCCACTAAATCCTGAAAAGGAGGGGCCGCATTGGCTGCGCTATGAGCATGACGGCTACGTTGAAATTTCTGCGTTTCTGTGGGAGCGCGACGGCTACTGGGTAAAATCTCGGCATGTCCACTACAACGAATGGGTAGGTCACTGGACTTACTATAGCCCATGTATTCCGCCTAGTGAAGCAATGGGCGCCAACCCATGACCCCTGATCAATTCCGCGCAGCCCTTGCCAGCTTGGGCTTATCCCAGGCCGGCTTTGCTCGCCTTGCCATGGTGGACGCTCGCACCGTGCGCCGCTGGTGCGACGGAACGCGGGCCGTGCCTGGGCCGGTGGTGGCGCTGCTGCGGGTGATGATGGCCAAAGATGAATGCCGCGAAATTGCGATTGAGGGGTGATGACCATGGAATGGCAACTGCCTGCCCCGCCGAAAGGAACAACATGATTCCCCTTTTCAGCAACGCGACCGTTCTTTGGACTGAGCGCGAAATCGAAGAGCGCGACGCTTTAATCCGGCTGATTGCCACGATTGTCCGGGATGCCTGGCAAGGCCTCAACCCTGCCGTGACCATGATTCGGGTCGAGACGCCCATCTTGACGCCTGCCGGACATCTTGGTGGACATATCGCCGCCGGGTTTGAGTTGCTGGGCACTGAGCGCGGTTATTTGCGCCCCGAGACTACGGCGGGCACCTTTGCGGCGCTCGACGCCCTCTTTCCGCAACAGGCGCAGCGCATGAAGCGGCTGCCGGTCTGCTTATGGCAAGCGGGCAAGTCTTTCCGAGACGAAGCGCACGGCGAGACGATGCGCGCGACCAAACTGCGGCTCCGGGAGTTTTGGCAGCAGGAGTTCCAACTGTTCTGCCGCCCCGACACTAAGGCGGATTACATCGGCGCGGCGCTGGAAGCCCTGACCGCGCGCTTTGGTGGTGAGGCCGCTCCGGCTGATGAATTGCCCCACTACAGCCGCCGAACGGTGGACTGGCACATGCGCGGCTTGGAGGTGGCGGGATGCTCCGAGCGCACGGATTGGCCGGAAGGCGTGGTGTTTGAGGTGGCAATCGGCCTAGATCGGCTGGTTGCACTGAAAGGCGCTTGACAAGCCCCTGATTTATTTGTAAGGGGGGCATATTCTGGAATTTTGCGCCCGGAGCCTTGCAAGGCAAAGGGTAAAGTCGTTGGCTCCCAAGGTGGGGAACAATGGAGCATCTGGCCCGGCATTTTGCGACTGATGAGCCTGAATGGCGAAACGCTTCGGCGTCTCGTGGAGTAGCCCCAGCCGGGGAATAAATGGCTACCTAAGCCCACCAATTTAACCGCCCGAGGCCCGCTAGGCTGCCGGGCTTTTTCATGGAGAAGCACGATGGGCACGAAAAAGAAGGGCGGCAAGAAATACTGATGGGCCGCACGAGCACGACTCGTCCGAAGGGCAAAGGCCCCGGCCATGGCGGGCCAGCAAGCGGCGATTCAGCAAGCGGCGCAGGCTACGGGCCAGGCGCAGGCCCGGCCAAGGCTTTTAGCGCCGATAACCAGCCGCCCGGCGAGGCGAAGTCCGCCGGCAAGGAAGTGGCAGCGGAGATCAAGGCAAAAATTGCAGAGCATAAGGACGCGATTCTTAGAGCGCAGCTTGCGCGGGCAAAAGACGCGGCGCACCCTCAAGGTCATGCGGCGGCGGTGGATTTGCTGAACCGCATTATGCCGCCCGTTTCCAAGATTGAGCTTTCCGAGGCCACCCCCGACCAGATGACGGATGAACAACTTGCCGCTATCGCAAGCCGATGCAGCGCGACTGCTGCTGGAAAGGCGCCAGACTAGGCGCGATTTTCTGCGCTGGTGCGAGTATGCACTGGCGCCGCGTGAAATGAAGCCCGCAGCGCACCACAAGCTGCTGATTCGGGAGTTGGCGGCAGTTGCAGCGGGTGAGAATGATCGGCTCATGGTGTTTATGCCGCCCGGCAGTGCCAAAAGCACTTACACAAGCGACCTGTTCCCGCCATGGTTTTTGGCGCAAACCAAAGATCGAAGCATCATCGCGGCGAGCAATACCGCCGATCTAGCGCAGTCCTTTTCGCGCCGGGTGCGGGGCCGGGTGCGAGAATATGGCCGGCTGCTAGGCTATGGTTTGGACCGTGAGGCCGAGGAGCTTTGGACAACAAGCAACGGCGGTCAATACCGTGCGGCGGGTGTTGGCGGCGTGATTACCGGCCTTCGGGCCGATCTTGCGGTAATTGATGACCCTATCCGGTCGCGTGAAGATGCTGACAGTGAAACGCGACGCAATCGGGTTTGGGAATGGTTTCAGGACGATCTAACGACGCGCTTGCGGCCTGGAGCGGGCATTGTCCTAGTGCAAACGCGCTGGCATGAAGATGATCTAGCCGGGCGGTTGCTGGAGCGCGAGGCCAAGCGGTGGCGGGTGCTAAAGTTGCCGGCTATTGCGGAAGACCCGGATGATCCGCTTGGGCGGGCGCCTGGCGCGGCGCTTTGGGGTGATGACGAATACGGCTACGGGGCGGACCTAATCCGCAAGCGTGAAACGGCTGACGCTCGGACTTGGGCGGCGTTGTATCAGCAGCGCCCGGCGCCGGCTGAGGGTTCGTTATTTCAGCGCCGGTGGATCATCCGAGAGGAACCCCCGCCGCGTGAAAACATGCGGGTTTATGGCGCCAGCGATTATGCCGTGACGGCTGACGGTGGCGATTTCACGGTGCATGTCGTGGTGGGAATGGACCCGGCATGGCGGTTGCACCTTTTGGATGTTTGGCGAGCGCAGGCTTCCGCTGATGTTTGGATTGAGGCATTTTGCGACTTGGCCCTAAAATGGAAGCCACTGGCATGGGCGGAAGAGACTGGCCAGATTAGAGCGGGTGTGGGGCCTTTTCTTGAGCGCCGGATGCGTGAGCGCAAAGCCTATGTCTATCGCCGGCAGTTTCCGACGCGCGGGGATAAGGCGGTGCGGGCGCAAAGCATTATCGGGCGCATGGCGCTTGATGGTTTGCGAGTTGCGCCGGATGCGCCATGGATTGCCGACCTCGAAGCGGAATTGCTGGCCTTTCCGGCTGGCAAGCACGATGACCAAGTGGACGGCTTAGGGCTGATTGGGCAGCTTTTGGATGTTATGTCAGCCGGTCGCGTAGAAAAACCGCCCGAGCAACCGCGCTTTGCCATTCAGGCAGCGCCGGGCGGGATACAGATCAACCTTGGCGAATTGGCGCGGCAACATTTGCAGCGGCGCGCGGCCATGAGAGGGGAATACGAATGAGCGAGACCTTTCCGGCAAGCGCCGCAACAGCGGTGACGCCAAGCGATACCACGCAAATCAATTGCCGCGCGTTGTATATTGGCGGAACGGGAAATGTGTTGGTGCATATGCCAAACAGCGAGGTATCGGTCACGTTTTCGAATGTTTTGGCGGGGACGGTTTTGCCGGTGAGCGTGCGACGTGTTTTGGCCGCGACCACGGCGACGAACATCGTGGCGCTCTATTGATATGATTGGAATTGGCATCTCTATTCCGATGATGATGCCCTTTGCGGGAAACGCGCTTGACCTAAACTTTCTCTCGGGATCGCTTGATCCGCGCATCACTTTTACGCGCGCATCAAACGGGTGGGAATTCAATAGCGCGGGCAATCTGGCGCAATACAGCACCAATGTGTCACGCTTTGGCTATGATCAAAGCGCGCTTGCGGCGCGCGGCCTGCTTATGGAAATGGCCAGGACCAATATCGCGTTGCATTCGCGCGATTTCACGCAAACGGCATGGGTAAAGACCAACATCACCGCCGCATTGAATGTAACCGGCATCGACGGCGTGGCCAATTCTGCGTCACGCTTGACCGCTACGGCTGGCAATGCGACGGCGCTGCAAACCATCACCTCTGCCAGCGCCAATCACGTCACGTCCTTCTTTGTGCGGCGCATCAGCGGCACGGGCACGGTCGAGATTACGCAAAATAACGGCACGACCTGGACGGCCATCACGCTCACCTCTGCGTGGCAGCGGTTTGTGGTTCCTGTAGGCACCGTTGCTAATCCCGTGATTGGGATTCGCCTTGTCACTAACGGCGATGTCATCGCGGTGGACGTGGCGCAGACTGAGGTCGAGACTTTTCCGACTAGCCCGATCATTACCACAGGCGCCTCGGTGACGCGCGCTGTGGATACGGGAACAATGGCGTCAGTCGCGCCGTGGTTTAATGCTTCGCAAGGCACGATGTTTGCGGAGTTTTTGTTTCCGTTTTTCCCCACATACAACGGCGCTCTCGTGTCGCAAGAATTGTTCCGGCTTGATGATGGGAGCGGCGCTAACTGGATGAATTTGCGATTGGTGCGCGACTCGGCGTTGGTATATTGTGAACCTTCCGCCGCATCTGCGGGGGCGTTTCTTTTTGATGGCGTGAATTATTCATTTTCAGCCAATCAGGTTTTGAAGTTGGCTATGTCTTATGACGCGGCTGGCTTTGCCACAAGTTTCAACGGAAGCGCTGTCAGCACTGCCACAATCCCGCTGCCGACAGGCATCAATACGTTTCGCTTAAATCCTTCGCCAACCTTTTTAAGTGCCACGCCTTCAAGTGGCGCGGCGTACTTGCGTCGTTTCGTTTATTATCCAACGAAACTGTCCAACGCGGTATTGCAGGCAATAACCGCGTGACGGAGGAAGCCACATGCCTTCTCGCGTTTCCGTAATTAACGGCGCCCCCCCCAATTCTATTTTTCGCGTCGGTATGTCTATTAATTTTTCAACAGGAAACGCATAATGAGCGATAGCGCCAGCGAAGCCTATGAAGACCGCGAAGACGCTGGCGAGGATGACGCTGGCCTTGCGCGTCTTTGGCTTGATAGCATTACGCTCGCGCGAAAGAACGAGGAAGCATGGCGCAATGATGCTGGCGAAGCGCGCGACCGTTATCGCGGCGACAAGAAAAACCAGCAAGGCAAAAAATTCAACATTCTGTATGCCAATACGCAAATTACGCTGCCTGCCATTTACAATTCAACGCCCATCCCGGACGTGCGGCGCCGCTTTGGCGATGCTGATGCGATTGGCAAGGTGGCGGCGCAGGTGTTGGAGCGCAGCCTAAGCTATTCCTTTGACGCCTATGATTTTGGCGGCAACATGCGCGCGGCGGTGTTTGATAGCGTGCTTGCCGGGCGCGGCGTGTTGCGCGTGCGCTATGAGCCATCCTTCGAGGAAACCGAGGAAGAGCAACAGGAAGAGGCGGAAGAATACGCGGAAGAGGCTGCCCAGCCTGCCGCGCCGCGCATCGTGTTTCAAAAGGTTTGCCTTGAGCATGTGAATTGGCAAGATTTCATCATCGGGCCGGGTCGCAAGTGGGAAGAGGTTCCCTGGATTGGCTTTGAGCATCGCTTGACGCGCGATGAATTGGAAGATCGGTTTGGCGACCTTGGCGCCACCATGCCGCTTGACATTATCACGGATGACGCGCGGGCGCGCAATTCTGACCCGCGCGACGTGCCGGATGTTTTCAAGCGCGGCACGGTCTATGAGATATGGGATAAGGAAGAGCGTGAGGTTCTATTTGTTGCGCCTTCGCTGCCTTCCAAAATCCTAAAGCGGGTTGATGATCCGCTTGGTCTGCAAGATTTCTGGCCAATGCCGCGCCCGATTTATGACGTGGTGGATAGCGGTAGCCTTGTGCCGGTTGTGCCGTATTCGCTCTACAAGGATCAGGCAGAAGAGCTTGATCACGTCACGCGGCGGATTGATAAGCTCGTCGAGCAATGCCGGTATCGCGGATTGCGCGCTGCTGATATTGCGGAATTTGAGAGCTTGGCGCGGGCTAAGGATGGTGAATTTATTGCGGTCGAGAACGCGAGTCAGTTTGCCGACCGTGGTCTTGATAAGGCAATCTGGCACGCGCCGCTTGAAACGCTGGTGTCTGTCATTGTTCAGCTTATGCAGCATCGCGAGGCGCTGAAGGCTACCATTTACGAAATCACGGGCCTATCGGACATTGTCCGCGGCTCCAGCGTGGCGAGTGAGACTGCCACGGCGCAAGAGATCAAGGCGCAGTTTGGTTCGATCCGCATTCAGGACCGGCAGGCCGAAGTGCAGCGTATGGCGCGCGATGCCGTGCGGCTGATGGCGGAATTGACCGGCGAAAAATTTGAGCCTGAGACGCTTGGTTTAATGACTGGCATTGACCTGCCGCAAGCGCAACAGAAGATGATGGCGCAGCAAGCCGCGATGATGGCGCAACAGGCTGGGCAGCCGGTGCCGCCCGAGATTGAGCAAGTGTTGAGCGTTCCGTCATGGGATGAAGTGCTGCAAGTGCTGCGCTCCGATGCGATGCGCGGCTATCGGGTGGACATTGAAACCGATAGCACGGTGCAAGCCGATGTTGCGCGATTGAAGACGAATGCAGCGGAGTTTGTGCAGGGCTTTGGCGGGTTTATCCAAGCGGTGGGGCCGGCAGTGCAAGCTGGCGCTATGCCGATGGATGTGGTTGCGGATTTGCTGACCGCCTTCGCGCGCAATTTCAAGCTAGGGCGCCAGGCGGAAGACGCGCTGGAGCGCATGGGCAAGATTGCCGCGCAACCGGCGCCGCAACAGGATCAGGGCGCGGCGGCAGAGGCGCAAGCGGAACAGCAGCGCGTTGCCATGGAAATGCAAGTGAAGCAGGCCGAAGTGCAAGCCAAGGCGCAGCTTGAGCAAGAAAAGCTGGCGCTTGAAGCGCAGCGTTTGGCAATGGAAGCGCAGATCAAAGAGCGCGAGATCGCCATTCAAGAAGCTGAGTTGGCATTGAAGGCGCAAGTGGAAAACGCGCGTTTGCAAGATGGCCAAATTGCGCGGGCTGAAGGCCGCAAGGATGCAATGGTGTCTGAGCGCGAAGCCATGATGAACGAAAGCGAGGCGAAGATGCGCGAATTGGCAGCCGCTTTGGCGGCAGTAGGCCAAAGGCTTGAGGCAATGCAGCAACAACAGGCGAGCACGTCGCAGATGCAAGCGCAGGCTCTGGCGCAATTGGCGGCTTCCATGTCTGCGCCGAAGCGTGTGGTGCGAGGGCCGGATGGCCGCGCCATGGGCGTTGAAACCGTTTTGAATTGATGGGAAATTAGCATGTCGGCAACAAACGCTTTTGAAACGAGCCTTTTGCAGCATATTTTTCAAAATGCTGCGATTGCGAATATTGGCGATGCGACGGGCCTGCCTGCATCTGCCACGGCGGGGTCGTTGTATGTGTCATTGCACACGGCGGACCCTGGCGAGGCCGGGGCGCAGAATACCAATGAAACGACTTACACCGGCTATGCCCGCCAAGCCGTAGCGCGTTCTGGTTCCGGGTGGACGGTATCTGGCAACAACGCGTCAAACGCGGCGGCGGTGGCGTTTGGGCCTTGCACGTCTGGTTCTGCCACGATCACGCATTTCGGCATTGGCACCGCGTCAAGCGGCGCGGGAAATTTGCTTTTCAAAGGTGCGCTGACGGCTTCAATTTCTGTCACCACGACCTCAAACGCTACGCAAACCTTCGCCATTGGCGCGCTTGATGTGGATTGTGACTGATGCAGATTATCTCATACCCCGGCGCCTTTCTCTATATCGCCGAAACTGGCGATTGGCAGATCTATGTGGCTTCTGGCGTTTTTCGCATGGAACCAAAGGCGGCCCTTTGGGAGTACGCCAGCGGCATTAATCTGGACAATCTTGCGGCCTTGATTGTGGCCGCGAAGGCACATGCGGTAGCGAACGGAATTGACTGGGTGAATAACTGATGGTCGCGCTTCCTGATCTTTCGGCGCTCGTGAACCGCCAAAGCGGCGGGAACAACGGCAATCCCGATAATCGCTTCCCCTTCAAGGTGCCGCGTATCTCGGGCGCTGCCGCCACTGCGCCGATTGCCGGGTTGTGGCATTCCCTGTGGCGTTATGAAGGGATGCCTGCCGCTGGTGCCATCCCGACAACGGCTGCTATTCCAGACCGCACAACGCAAGGCGCGCTGCCATTCACTGCGCCGGGTGGGTCGCGTCAGAAACTCCTTCTGGCGACGGGCGCAGCCGCAAGCGTGGCTGGAACGTATCTGCTTTATGATCGGCTGATGCACATTGGTGGTTTGAGTGGCACATCAACCGCCGCGCAGACCGTGCAGGGCACCGGGCCGACGCCAGCGCTCACCCGCAATACGGGCGGCTTGGGCAATTTCGCATTTTATGAAATCTACGAGCAGATTGGTAACACTGGTGTTACGCTTACCATGACTTATACTGATCAGGACGGAAACACTGGCCAGACCAGCACGATCAACATTGGCACAGCAAACAATCGCAACGTTACACGCGCGCAGCGTATTCCGATGGCGGCTGGCGATGACGGCCTGCGGGCGGTGCGTGAAATTCAATTAAGCGCCAGCACGGGCACCCTCGGGAATTTTGGCATTACAATCGCGCAACCGCTGGCGATTGCTATCGGCCCTTACGGCTGGCGCGATTTCACGACTGGCCTGCCTGGTATTCCTGAAATTCATCCTGACGCTTGTTTGGCGGTTTTATTCCAGCCTATAACCGCCACTGCGCCAGAGGTCATGTTCCCCATGGGCATGGTGGAAAACTGACATGGCCTTCGCTGATTTCGCAGATTACAAAAATGCGCTGGAAACAAGGTCAAAGCAAGCAACGCTGATAAGCACCACTCCAAACACTTCCATACCAGTCGGAACGCTGGTAGATTACTCATCGGTAATGGTTCCCACGCCTGCCATTCCTACGACTTCTGTGGCGTTCAATAAATCGTCCGACCGGGCGCTGAATCAGTTCATCGAAAACGGCGGTGTCAATCCTTTGATGCTGACGGGTGCGCGGCCACTGACGGCTGGCGCGCAATTATCTATCATGGTGGTGGACTTGCTGTGCATGTCGGGCGGTTTGTCTGCAATTGTTACCGGGCCGCAAACCACCAATCTTCCGACCGCCGCGCTGCCGCGCTATACGGACGGTGAGGGTGTTCAGGCTGCGCTAATCAATCATGGGACGATTGGATCAGGCGGCACAACGTTCACCGCGGAATACACCAATCAGGCTGGCACTGGTTCGCGCGTATCCACCGCTATGCCGATTGGCGGCGCCGCGCGTCATGTGCCACTTCTCACGCGGATTCCAGTGCAAGGTTCCGATAGCGGTTTTCGCTCAGTTGAAAGCGTGAACTTGGCGTCGACCACTAACGTTGCTGGCAACATTGGCGTGGTTTTGTATCGCCCGCTGGCGATGATTTTTTACGATGGCGCAAGCCATTCAGCCAACTTTGATTCTATCAGCAGCGGCGGCATGGTGCCGAATATGGCGGAAGCGCTGGATGATGCCTGCATTGCCATTTTTGGTGTCGTCAGCACACCGCAGGCGCTGTCTGCCACGTTGAATTTTGCGGAAGCCTAAACCATGGCTTCGCGGCGCTTATTCGACGGGGCGCAGGTTGAATTAGGGTTACTGCCCCTTGAGGCGGCGGCGGCGGGCGGCGCAATATCTGGGCAAACCACGCTAACCTTTACGCCAGCCGGTGAATTGATTGGCGACGGCGCGCTTATCGGCGCCACAACGCTAACCTTTACCACTCTGGCGGACCTTACCGGGTCTGGTAGCGCGGGCGCTTTAGAAGGCGCGACCTCGATAACCTTAACGCCAAGCGCTACGGCGTTTGGTGGCGGGGTGATCAGCGCGACAGCCTTGGTGACGTTCACCACGGCAGGCGACTTAACCGGAAGCGGGTCCAGCGGCGATATTTCCGGCGCGACCTCGCTCACGTTCACGCCAGCGGGCGCGTTGTTTGGTGATGGGTTACTTGAAGCGTCTTCTGCCCTGACATTTACCACGGCAGGAGACCTAACAGGAAGCAGCGGCGGCGGCGATCTTGTTGGCGCGTCAACTCTAACCTTCACCACGACTGGCACGGCCATTAGTGCGGCGGAAATTTCCGGCGCGACCACGCTCACGTTTTTACCAGATGGCACGCTATCGGGCGGCGGTGCGGAGATAGCCGGACAGACCACGCTAACCTTTTTGGTGGCCGGTTCGCTTAACAGTGATGTTATTGCCTTGCCTTCTGGTGGCGATGATGCGCCCGCCCGCAGTGAGGACATTCGGCGCATCGCCAAGCGCGAAAAGCGCCGGCAGCGGCTGGAAGATGAACGCGGGCGGCGTTTCCGGCAGGCTTTGCAGGCCGCATATGAGGCGGCAGAAGGCCTTGCAGAGACAGAGGCGCCAAGCGCACGGGTTGACGTGCAAGAGGCGCTGGCAGACGCCAGAAAGGCCGCGCCGGAAGATTTCAGGGCCGAGGTTGCGGCGCTTGATCGGCAAGCGCGTAACCTGGCCACGATTGACCGCATTTCCGCCTTGCTCGACGGCATTGCGGAATTGCAAGCCCGCGCTTGGGCTGATGATGACGACCTGACCGTCCTTTTAATGGTGATGTAATGCCCCGTTATCGCTGGAACCGTGACGCGCTTCGTTTGGAGGAAGTGACAGATGAACCGCGCGCTGCGCCTGACGCGCCTGGCATCATGCGTGACCTGCCAGCCTATAAGTCCCCGCTTGGCGATGGTTGGGTTGATGGCCGGGCCGCGCGCCGCGAGCATTTGAAGCGGACCAATAGCCGCGAGGTTGACCCCTCCGAATGGCGCGGCGGCTATCGCAGTGAGAAATTCGCAAACCCGCGAAACCTGCCTTTGAGGCGGGACTAAGCAGGAGAAACCATGTCAGAGATACTTGAGCAACCGGCAGTGGAAGAAACCGCGCCGGAACCCATTGCCGCGCCCGCCGAGGCTGCCAAGCCTTCGATCCGAGACACGCTTGAAAGCGTGTTGGCGAAGGCGGAAGAACGCGGCGACGATGGGCGTTTCAAGGCCAGAGATACGGCGCCAGAAACCGCGCCAGAAACACCGGACCAGCCCGAGACAGCGAAGGCGGCAGAACCTCAAGCCGAGGCCATCGAGCCGCCTTCCTCTTGGTCCGCCGAGGTGAAAGCCAAATGGGCAACGCTTCCGCCCGACGTTCAGCGCTACGTGCTGGATCGGGAAAGCCAAACCCACAAAGCCATCACGGAAAAAGGGCAGCGCGCTTCGCTCTATGACGCGATCGAGCAAGCCATTGGTGAAAACAAAACCGCGCTGGTAGCCGAGTATGGCGACATTCCGCGAGCCGTTCAAATGCTCGTTAATGTCTCTACTCAGGCCGGGCGCGATCCATTGCGTTTCATTGAATGGTTTGCCGGGCAACGCGGCATTGATCTTCGCGCGCATTTTGCCGGCCAAGCGGGGCAACCTGCCGCGCCGGTGGATCAAATGCAACACGCCTTAGTGAGTGAGGTAACGCAACTCAAGCAGCATATCGAACGCCAACAGGCCGAGACGCTTCAATCCACCATTTCCCAATTTGAACAGGCAAAGGACGCCAGCGGCAAGCCGCTACGGCCACATTTTGCCGATGTTCGCGCGGACATGGGCCGATTGATTGCGTCCGGTGCAGCGCAAGGGCTGGAAGATGCTTACACCAAAGCCGTCCGCATGAATGATGCGGTATGGGCCAAAGTGCAGGCAGCCGAGGAAGCCGAACGCGCGGCGAAGGCTAAGGCAGAAGCCGCCACCAAGGCAGCGGACGCCAAGAAAGCCGCTTCGATTAACATGCGGAGCCGTGGCGCGGTGTCGGGTTCCCCCGGCAGGCCGCCAGACATTCGCAGCAGCTTGGAAGCTACTTACCGGAAACTCACGGGCTAATCCTCAACCTTCAGCAAAGGAGTGAACGGCAATGCCGTCCCCGAACGCTACATTTACCGAAATGGTCACAACGACCCTTCGGAACCATCCGACTGAGATTTCAGATAACGTCAGCAAGCATAACGCGCTCTATAACCGGCTTAATCGCCGGGGCCGGGTTCGCACTGTGCTTGATGGCGGATATGAGATCGTGCGCCCTTTGGATTATCAGGAAAACGGCACCTATCAGCGCTACTCGGGTTTTGACGCGCTGAACATCTCTGGTTCCGATGTTGTGTCGGCTGCGAAGTATGATTGGGTGCAAGCGGCGGTGCATATTACCGCTTCGGGCCGCGAGCTTCGCATGAACTCGGGTTCCAGCAAGCTAATTGATCTGGCCGAAGCGCGTATTCAGAACGCCAAACGCACGGCAATGAATAACATGTCGGTCGATCTGTATTCGTCTGGCGCGCTGGCAAACCAGCTTGGCGGGCTTGCACTGATCATTCAAACCAACGGGCAAGGCACCGTGGGGGGGATTGATAGTTCAGTCTATCCTTTTTGGCGCAACCAATTCCGCGAAATTTCTGGCAGCAACACCTGGACGAAAAGCACGATCAAGGGCGAAATGAACCAGCTTCATCTGTCTTGCGTCCGTGGCGGCGATAAGCCGGACCTTATCGTTTCTACGCACGATTTCTTCTCGGCCTATTGGGAAAGCCTGCAAGATTTGCAGCGTTACGCTTCTGCTGATGAAGCTGAAGCGGGTTTTCAGACACTGAGATATGCAACTGCAAGCGTAATCTTTGACGATAACGCCAATTTCGGGAAAACGGCAGAGAGGATGTATTTCCTCAATACCGATTACCTGGAATTGATCGCGCATCGTGACGCTAACTGGACGGTGGACGATGAGAAAGTCTCCATCAATCAGGACGCGGTTGTGATCCCGATGTTCTGGCAGGGCCAGCTTTGTTGCTCCAACCGGAGCTTGCAAGGCATTCTTATTGACGCGTCGTAATCGAAAGGAGAACGACACATGACTACGCTGATTGGGGTTGATATTCTCAACCCCGTAACTGCTGCCGAATTGACGCAAGGCAAAGGCTTCGGCCTTGGCGACCGTCACATTGATTGGTCCGGCAATGAGTATGTCTATGTCCAAGCCGGTGTCGGCGGGATTACGGCAAACTTTGTTGCCACTATTAACGAAGCCTATGACGCCGTCATGGTCAGCACGTCGAACGACGCGCGCGGTGATCTGCTTGGTGTGGCGCCCGTCACTATTGCGGCCAGTAGCTTCGGCTGGGTGCAAGTGAAAGGCGTGTGCAACGTGCAGGTGGCCGCTTCATGCGCGGCGAATGTGCGCTTGAACACGACCGGCACGGCTGGCCAGCTTGATGATGATGGCACTGCGGGTTCCATTACCTGCGATGGCATCTTCCTGACTACGGCCCGCGGTGTGGGTGCTGGCACGGCGCCGGCGGTTATGAATTACGCCATTCAGGGCGTGACGATCTGATGATCAACGGGGCCGGGGAAATCAATCCCCGGCCTTTTTTTTGGAGATGACCTTATGAGTGGAACCGGACAAAGCCGCGAGCCCGTGGCCATAATGCCGATTGATTTTTGGACAGAATACACCGGCGAAGGCCCCGATATGAAAGCCGCCGATTGGGTGCGATGGGTGAAAAAGGGCGACAGTATGCGTTCAACCGTTGCCGAAAAGGTGTCGCGGTTGAAAAAGGGCGTTGTCGGTGAAGAAATTTGGGCGGTGATCAAGCCCTATTACGAACGCTGGAAGGAAGGCCAAGATGCGCCGGTTATCGGAATGCCTTTGGACGCTGCGCCATTTGCTACGAAAGAAATGGTCCGCGTTCTGGCGCAGGTTGAAATCCGCAGTGTCGAAGATTTGGCCAATGCGGAAGAGGCGGCGCTGAACAAGCTGTCGATCCCCGGCATTATTGGAATGCGCGCCAAAGCGAAGGCGCTGCTTGATGCGCGGGCCAATCTGGCGCCGGTATCGGAAGAATTGGCCGCGCTGCGTCAGAAGGTGGAAGCCTTGGAGAAAGAGCGCAACGAGGCGCTGGAATTGGCCGATGAAATGGCCAAGGAAGCCGACAAAAAGCGCGCCCGAAGGCCGGAAAGCGTTGCGGCGGCGCTTGGTTAAGGGGTGCGGAAATGTCATTACTCACGCTGGTTCAAGCGGCTTGCGATAGGCTGGGCATTCAAGTGCCGAGCGCGGTCATGTCCTCGGGTGTTGACAACATCCGCGTCATGCGCGCCTTGGCCACGCAAGAAGGGCGCGAATTGGCGCGGCGAGTGGCATGGCAAAACCTGACCAAAGAAAGCAGTTTCACCACAGTTGCTGCAGAGGCGCAGCCGGGCGCAATCCCGGCTGACTTTGACCGTTTCATCAATGAGACTGCTTGGAATTATACCCAAAACCGGAGCCTAATTGGGCCGGTTGATCCGCAACAATGGCAGCAATTGAAGGCTTCACTTGTGGGACCGCCGTGGTTGCATTTCAGGCAACGCGGCAACGCCTTCCTGATCATTCCAAACCCGCCGGCGGGCGAAAATATCCGCTTTGAGTATGTGTCGCGGTTTTGGGTTGATACGAATGGCGACGGCATAGGTGAGGCTGACGCCTGGGCGAACGATGCCAATACGGCGCTGCTCAATGAAGAATTGATCACGCTGGGCATTATCTGGCGCTGGTTGAAGCGCAACCGCTTGCCCTATGCTGACGAATTGCAGGAATATCAGGCGCAAGTGAACCAAGCCATAGGCCGCGATGGTGGCAAGCGCACTGTGAGCATGGGTGGTGAATATGACCCGGCGCCGCGCGTGCCGAGCATTCAAGACGGGTCTTGGCCGCTGTGATCCGTCCGACCAAACAGGCGGCAGGCACGGCGCGGGTTGTGTCTATTCCGCCCCCGGTGCAAGGCTTGAATGCGCGCGATGCGCTGGCGTCTATGGACCCGGCGGACGCTATCACGCTTGATAACTGGTTTCCGCGCGGGAATGACGTGCTGCTACGGCGCGGGCATCAAAGCCATGTCACGGGCCTGCCAGGCAACGTCGAGACGCTGATGCAGTATTCCAGCGGAAGCACGAATACCCTTTTCGCGGCTTCTGGCAGCGGCATTTATGACGTGACTACGCCTGGCGCGGTTGGTGCGGCGGTGGTGTCGGGATTGACCAATGCGCGCTGGCAACATGTAATGAAAACCACGTCTGGCGGGACGTTCCTTGTTTGCTGCAATGGCGCCGATGCAATGCGATCCTATAATGGCAGTGCATGGTCAACGCCAACAATCAATAGCGTTTCCTCATCCAGCATCATCGGCCTGACTTCGCATAAAGAGCGGCTTTGGATGATCGAGAAAGATAGCGCGAATGCGTGGTATCTTGCGACAAAAGCCATTTCAGGCAATGCAACTGCATTTCCGCTTGGCGCGGTGTTTCGCATGGGCGGCAGGCTGAAGGCAATTATTCCGCTTTCGCAAGACGCCGGCAGCGGGCCGGATGACTTTCTGGCTTTTGTGTCCGACAAGGGCGAGGTGGCGATTTACCAAGGCACTGATCCCGGCACGGCTTCCGAATGGGCTTTGATTGGCGTCTTTCGGGTGGGGGCGCCGATTGGCGACCGGGCTTTTCTCCGGGTTGGCGGCGATGCTGCGCTAATCACTGATGACGGGGTGATTTCTCTTTTGCAGGCAATCAATGTTGACCGTGCCGCCGCAAATACCGCTACCATCACTGACCGCATTCGGGAATTATTTTCGGACTATGTGCGAGCATACAGGACAAATTTTGGATGGCAGGCTATTAGCTATCCGGCTGGCAACTGGGGCTTGTTTAATGTGCCGATTTCGGCAACGCAAAGCGTCCAACTTGTGATGAACACCATCACGGGCGCGTGGTGCCGCTTTACCGGGCAGAATGCCTTTTCATGGTCAATGCTGGGAAATGAAATCTATTTTGGCGGTTCGACGCGGGTTTTTCGCGCTGACGTAGGCGGCACTGACAATGGCGCTGATATTGCGTCAGATATGAAAACCGCGTTTCAGTATTTTAAGGATCGAGGAGGCTTAAAGCGGTTTTTGCAATTGCGTCCTGTTTTTCTGTCCAATGGCTTGCCATCGCCACGCATCACGCTTGATGTTGATTTTGGCAATGAGGAGCCGACCGGATCAACTAGTTTCGCAGCCTTTGGGGCGCTTTGGAATACGGCGGTTTGGGATATTGATGTTTGGGGCGCAAACCAAGAGCAGGTAACGCAACAATGGCTTGGCGTTCATGCCTTGGGGCGTTGCGCGGCGGTGCGGATGAAAATGGCAAGTTCCGGTGCGACCATGGCGGTCAGTGCTTTTGACGTGCTGATGGAACCAGCCCAGGCAACCGCGCTATGACGTTGTATTGGCCACGCGATGCGCGCGAGAATGACGCGCTGGCGCAATGGTGCGGACGCCGAATCAATCATGTTGGCGATGTTGGCTTTGGTCCCTGCCGAGCGGCGGCGGTGTTGCGTGAGGGGCATGTCGCGGCGGTGGTGGTGTTTCACGATTGGCAGGATCAGGCCCGCACTTTGCAGGCTTCCATCGCGGCGGATAGCCCGCAATGGGCTGGGCGTGAGGTTTTGGAAGGCATCTTTGGTTATGCCTTCACGGTGGCCAACGCAAACAAACTATGGGCTGCCAGCCCGCACAATGCGGCGCGGACGCTGCGTTTTAACAAGGGCGTCGGCCTCAAACCAGAAGCAACGCTTCGGCACCATTTCGGGCCAAAAATTCACGCGGTAATCTGCGCGATGTTGCGAAGCGAATGGCAGCGGTCGCGCTGGTATAAGGAGACTTCTCATCATGGGTAAAAGGGCACCGAGCGCGCCGCCCGCGCCTGATCCTGCCGCCACGGCACGAGCGCAAGCAGTGGCCAATCGCGAAACCGCAATCACGCAATTTGGCTTAAACGCGGTCAATCAGGTAACGCCATACGGCAATCTGACCTATACCCAAACAGGCACTTGGGAGGATGGAACGCCGCGCTTTACCGCCACGCAAACGCTATCGCCAGCGGAACAAGAGGCGCTTGACCTAAGCAACCGGGCGCAATCGCTTTATGGAACGGCGGCGGTTAATCAGCTTGGTGCGGTGCAAGATCGGCTTTCGCAACCTTTTGAGTTTGACCCCGGCGCTTATGGTGACACGGCGATGGGGCGCGATGCTGTTGAGCGGGCCTTGATGGAGCGCTTGCAGCCGCAACTTGAGCGGGATCGGGCCGCGATGGAAACGCGCCTTGCCAATCAGGGCATCATGCTTGGCTCTGAAGCGTATCGCAACGCGATGAGCGATTACGAGCAGCAGGTGGCGGACCAGCGCCTTGCGGTGGTTGGCGCGGCTGGCCAAGAAGAAAACCGCATGGCGGCATTGCGCCAGCAACGCTTGCAGGAACAACTTGCCTTGCGGTCGCAGCCGATCAATGAGGCGACCGGGTTGCTTACCGGGCAGATGGTCGGGACGCCGCAATTCACCAACACGCCGCAGACAAACGTGGCGCCAACTGATTACCTGGGCGCGGTTGGGATGCAGCAAGCGGCGCTGCAAAACCAATACAACCAGCGAATGCAGAATTATCAAGCCAACATTTCTGGGCTGTATGGGCTTGGATCGGCGGCGCTTGGCGGTTGGGCAAGCGGCGGGTTTTTTAATCCTTTCACAAGCGCAAGCGCAACTCCCGGAAGGCGTTAAACCATGAGCGAAAGTTTTGGTCGCGGCGAAAGCGCGCTCTTCCTGCAAAACCCGGAATTGGCAGCCGCTGCCCGGCGCCAAAGGCTTGCGCAAGGCTTGCTTGAACAAGCCGTGAAACCGCGCAATGTCGGGGGCCACGCGGGCGGGCTGGCGCAGATGGGGCAGGCTCTAATCGCCGGGTATATGAGCCACCGCGAAGATGAACGCATCCGCGCGATTGCCGACGCGCAGCGCGCCCGAGAGGAAGAAGAGGTGCGGGCGCTGATGGGGGGCGGAATGCCAGCCGCTGCGCCTGGGGGGCAAGCGCCTGCCACAGAAAGCGCACTTGCCACGCCGCCAGGTT